AAGTGTCAACGTAGACGGAGTTACTTATAATGGTACATCTAATGTATCTTCATTGGGCTTTCACCTACTTGGGATGACATCGGGTTCGGGGTCATCAATTAATAGGATTGGTGCAAACCCCTCAGCAGGTTCAACAGGTAACTCATTCAATTATGTATCGGAACTAATCCTTTACCCCTCCGACCAGTCAGCCAACCGTGCAGCCATCGAAAACAACATTAACAATCAATATGACATTTACTAATGTATCTAATCTACACAACTGAAAAAGACGCTTGTGAGCGTGCAGACGAAGAAGGCAAGGACATTGGCTACACCTACTGGACGGAAGGCAAGGGAACACGCTGGTTGACTAAGCCAGTCCCTACTGCTGACGGCAAGTGGGCATTGGATGTCTTTGAGTATGAGCTGGATGACATTGAAGAACTCTCTGTTGTTGACAGCTACCTAATCCCCGACACTATCGAAGATAACATTTAACTACCCTTTACCCCTTGCTCGTTCTGTAGAGAGCTCCTTAACCCCAATCGGTTAGATTTGCGCCCAACAGAAGGAAGCCCACCGTTCGAGCAAGGGTTTATTTTATAAAGACAATATATGAATACTGAAACAGCTCAAGCACTCTACTCCAAACTGGAAGGTAAGCGATACCAATACGTAGATCGTGCTCGCCAGTGTTCCAAACTCACCCTTCCCTACATTATGACTGAGGAAGGCTTCGGCGCACATAGCCGCCTAGAGACACCCTTTCAAGGCATCGGGGCTCGCGGAGTGAATAACCTCGCATCTAAATTACTACTAGCACTCCTTCCACCCAATGCCCCTTTCTTTCGTCTCAACGTAGACAACCACGGACTTGAACAAGAAGGCGCTCCACCAGAGCTAGTGACTGAGATCGAGAAGTCCCTTCAGCAAGTTGAAGAGTCCGTTATGGATGAGATTAGCCGCGAGACATATCGCACTGCTCTCCACGAAGCACTCAAACACCTTATCATTTCTGGTAACGCACTTATCTACCTTCCTGAAGAGGGTGGTATGCGTGTGTTCCATCTTGATCGTTTTACCGTGGAGCGTGACCCAATGGGTAACATTCTCTACATCTGCACCAAAGAGCAGCTATCCTATATGTCCCTCTCTCCAGAGATGAAAGACATTGCTGGTAACGCAGATGGTGAAGGAGCTGACAACGACGTCAACCTGTTCACTGCTGTTTGCCGCAAGGAGAATGGCTGGAAGGTATGGCAAGAGATCAATGGCAACCTTATCCCTGATAGTGAAGGCTTCTACCCACTAGACAAGAACCCCTTTATCCCACTCCGCTTCTCCCGTATCGACGGTGAGGACTATGGACGAGGATACGTCGAAGAGTATCTAGGTGATCTGCAATCCCTCGAGAGCCTCCAAAGAGCTCTTGTAGAAGGCTCGGCAGCCGCCGCTAAGGTACTCTTCCTCGTAAATCCGAACGGCACAACCCGCGCAAAGACACTTGCTGAATCACCTAATGGTGCTATCGCTCAAGGCAACGCGGCTGATGTGTCCGTTCTACAACTTCAGAAGTTCAATGACTTCCGAGTAGTCCAAGAGAGCATCGTAAAGATCGAGGAGCGCCTCGGTCACGCCTTCCTGTTGACCTCAGGTGTTGTTCGTAACGCTGAGCGCGTCACTGCTGAAGAGATCCGTATGCTAGGACAAGAGCTAGAGACTGCTATTGGTGGTCTTTACTCGTTGCTTTCCGTAGAGCTCCAGATGCCTATGGTTAATCGCTTGATGGATGTCATGCGTAAGAAGAAGAAGCTTCCTAAGATGCCTAAAGACATCATCAATCCTGTTATCATCACAGGTGTTGAAGCCCTTGGTCGTGGTCACGATCTACAGAAGCTGGATATGTTCCTAGCTGGTGCTGCTCAAGTAGTAGGCCCTGAAGCTGTAGCTCAATATGTGAACGTCGGAGAATACTTTAAACGTCGTGCTACATCCCTTGGTATTAAGACTGATGGATTAGTTAAAGGCGAAGAACAAATGGCTCAAGAAGCCCAACAAGCCCAACAAATGCAGATGGCAGAGAAGCTAGGCCCAAGTGGTATCAAAGCTATTTCTGACCAAGCGAAAGTACAACAAGAACAAGCTCCCGTAGAGGAATAATAAACTAGAATATGGCTGACCTACAACAAGTACAGATCAATGAAGTAAACGAGGAAGAGAATATCTCTCTCGAACAACAAGCTGCTATGCAAGAAGAAGCAGCTAACCAGCGTAATCAAACGCTTGAAGCTGACCCCAAGGAAGGCAAAGAGACTATCGAAGAGCAGCTCAAAGTAGACGAGCCTGCTGAAGAAGAACGCCCTGAGTGGCTCGACGAGAAGTTTGAGAGTCCCGAAGAAATGGCTAAGGCTTACAAAGCTCTTCAACAGAAGATGTCCAAGCCAAAAGCTGAGAAGAAAGCTACAACAGAAGAGCCATCAGCTACAGAGGCTACTACAGGTGCTATTGATGCGGCTCGTAATGAGTTTGCTGAGAATGGTGAGCTTTCCGACAAAGCCTTTGATGCTCTTGAAGCCGCTGGGTTGCCTCGTTCATTCGTTGAGCAATACATCGCTGGTCAAGAAGCTATGTCTATTCAGCAAGCTGCTACCATCCAAGAATCTATTGGTGGTGCTGGTAACTACGAGGCTATGGCTGAGTGGGCTTCTGAGAACCTAGCTGATGGTGACCTTGATGCGTTCAACTCTATTGTAGAAGGACAATCAGTAGAGCAAGCTCGTGTAGCTGTTAAAGGACTGTATGCTCAGTTCCAAGCTGCTGGCGGTAAAGGCCCTGCTCTTGTCCAAGGGTCAACTTCAGGTGACGCAGGCGTAAAGCCATTTGGTTCTACAGCTCAAGTTACAGAAGCTATGCGTGATCCTCGTTATGCCAGTGATCCAGCTTATCGTGAACAAGTCGAGAAGCGGATGGCTGTTTCCTCAATCTTTTAACCAATTAAACCTTAATAATAAATTATGTGTGGCCCAGTAGAAAAATTCAATAAATCAACCGTTAAAGGTGTTGTAGGAGCAATGCACAAAAAGCAAGGGAAGAAACCTTCATCTACTACTTCTGCACCTAAAGCCTCAGCACCAAAGGGCGGAAGTAGCTCAGCAGTTCGCAAACCTTCGGTGAACGTTGGTGGCTCTTCTACCTCCCCATCCACTATCATCAAGAAACGCAGATCTACCTTAAATACTGGTAGTAATAGCGGAGGTAGTAGTGGAGTAGGCGCTAACCTTAACGTTTAGATACCTCCTATTAACAACCAATAAAGTAAATTAATATTATGAAAGAAATTATCTCATACCTAGTATCCAACGTAGACAGTATTCTGTTTGCTGTTTCGGCTGTCGTAGCTGCTGCTTCTGCTGTAGCTGCTCTTACTCCTACGCCTAAAGATGACTCCATCGTAGCTAAAGCGTACAAGGTTCTCGACTGGGTAGCTCTTAACGTAGGCAAAGCTAAAGACAAGTGATTACTACAATCGTTCAGTTACTAATAGCGTTCCCTAAGATCGGGGCTATGTTTCTGAAGATACGAACCGAATATGTTAAAGAACTTGCAACTCGTCGTCACCGTGAGCACAGCACTCGTATTAATGAGTGGGTGCGTGACACTAAGAGAGAGCAGGATTCCTGAGTTCATCGAGGAGCTAGACCAACACGAGTTTAGCTCCTCTGAACGGGAAACCATCGGGGACATCCTCGATTATGTAAATGATCTAGAAAATAGTGTTAATTAAACTAATACTTTCATCCCTTTTGTTGTTCGGGTGCTGCCAAGCGGACACCTCAATAACCCTTAAAGACTTCGTTAAGTTAATCCCTCAGTGGGAAGTCTACCCTGATAGTCCTCACACAATAGTGGGTGACAACGGGGCTGCTTATGGTCACTACCAGATCCACAAGGTAATGGTAGATGATTACAACCGTATTACTGGTTCTAAAGCCTCCCATACGGACGTATTTGACCCCGTGTTCGGGGAGATGGTCGCCTATGCTGTTCTGAAGCACTACGCGAAGCACATACAAGCCTCTGGTGTTACACCTACGGCTGACCACATGCTGTTCATCTGGAACGGTGGTGGTAGTGCTTGGAAGCGCGTAGAGAACCCTATCAACGACCAGAAGCAAATCAATCTTAATACCTACAGAAGTAGGGCAACCCCAATCATAACAAAGTATCTAAATGAAAAGAAAAGGCGTCAGTCTCCGCAAGGAGCATAAATCAGCCAAAGGCGGTCTTACCGCTAAAGGGCGGAAGCACTACAATGCTAAGACTGGCTCCAATCTAAAAGCACCCCAGCCACAAGGAGGCTCTCGTAAGAGATCCTTTTGTGCTCGTATGGGTGGCGTCAAAGGCCCTATGAAGGATTCTAAAGGTCGCCCTACACGTAAGGCTTTGGCACTAAGAAGATGGAAATGCTAAACTATTATGAGCTTATACAAAAACATTAATCGTCGCCGTAAACTCGGCATCTCGCGTAGTAAAAAGAAATCTACTGTTAGCGCTAATTCTTACTCAAGTATGAAGAAGGGCTTTCCTGATAAGAAAAAATAAACCAATTTCGTTCCCATCCGCAAGAAGTAACAGCTTTGCCCTCCGAGGAGGATAACCTAGCGGTGAACCAAGTGAGTAAGAACAACCAACTGTAGCCCCCACTCTGGGAGCTACTCTAAGTAAACTAACTCAAAAATAGAAATAATATAATGGCTAATACAAGTCCGTCCCGTTTGGGACAAGTAAACGGTTCTGGAGACGTCGATAGTCTCTTCCTCAAAGTGTTCAGTGGTGAAATTCTCACTACCTTTGAAGAGCAGAACATCATGAAAGACCTGCACATGGTTCGCACCATTCAGTCTGGTAAAACAGCTCAGTTCCCTGTTACAGGTGTTGCTGACGCTAAGTACCACACTGTCGGTGAAGACATCGTGGACAGCTCTAACAGCTACCTATCAACCATCAAGCACGCTGAGCGCACCATCAACATTGATGACGTTCTGATTGCTTCGACATTCATCGCTAATATCGATGAGCTTAAGAACCACTACGACGTCCGTAGCATCTACGCTAAGGAACTCGGTAAGGCTCTTGCTAAACGTTTCGACATCGCAACAATGAAGACTCTCTTCGCTGCTGCTGGTGGTACATCACCTATCGGTGGTAATGGCGGTACAAGCATCTCTGGTGCTACTACTGACACTGCTGCTGGTCTTGTTGACTCGCTCTACGCTGTTGCTCGCTCTCTTGACGAGAAAGACGCTCCAGACGAAGGTCGTTTCGCAGTTCTGACTCCTTCTCAGTACTACACTCTCCTTACTTCCGACAACGTTGCGATCAATCGTGACACTGGTGGTGTAGGTAATGTTGCAACTGGTAAGATCGCTCAGGTCGCTGGTATCAACCTCTTCAAGAGCAACCACCTTGATAGCGTTATCTCTCTTGGTGACGTATCTGCTGTTGCTACTGATGACGGTGCTGCGAACAATGACGTGTTCGGTGCTGGCGGTGCTGGCTACAACGGTGACTTCTCCGCTCTTAGCGGCACAGCATCTGC